TTATGGATTAGAAGGGATTGAACTACCTAGAGAGGGCAGAATACCAAGTGCATCAGGCAGAAAAATAATTCCAATGCTCAAAAGCGTATATGCGATCAACCAAAGATTATTGCTGAATGAGATAGATGGTCGGACAAACTGAAATAGGAATATAATCAGGCTTACAGCCAAGAAGGGCAAAATAATTAGAAAGCCCACTTCATAAAGAATAGAGGTGAACACAATTATCGCTTTATTATTGATCAAATTGTATTTAACCATCTGGGTTGCAACCAGCATGGTACTGATAATCGGATGAACATGGAGGCAGAGTTGAATGAAATTATTCCAGTCACTATTTGCTGCGAACTGTTTCTTCTGATCCCTATCTCTCATCGATCTATATTAGAAAGGTCAATACTTTGTTAGTGTGATTATGAATGAACATTTACGATATAATCCCTCAAAATCTTTACGTACTCAACAATATCAGTTGAATGGAAGCACTTTTTATTGCCGTAAGTTAGCAAAACTAAATCTAAAATAGACAGCCACTTGAAAGAATTGAATTTCGCAATATCGTCTTTACACGGAGGTAGTCCGACAATGCAATCTCTACTATTTATAAGTGCGAATTATTCCAAATTGCTACATCACGTTACCTTAAGTATTAACATAGGATTATGTTATTTACGGTTTTTATGGCATTTATATCTTTCGCTTGATATTAAAATAACATAGATTTGCACATTGGTCACACACAATGAAAATTTTAAACCTACTATCTCGTCTTATTTTCCGTAGTCACGCCAAATCGCTGGAAGCGAAATTGATAGGCAAGTGGCGCTATGTCAATACACTCACTCGGGTGTCAACAAATGGTGGTGAGGACTTGATTACACATTATAATACCCAGAATAAGGTGTCGATTGAGTTTGTAGAAGGAAACTTTGAACTAGTAGAAGATCAATTGACCTACGCTGGTCGGATATACAAGGTCGAATTTCACTATGATACATTAGTTTTGTCACATGCTCAATCTGAGGAAACTTATATCCGGTGGGAGGAGTGATGTCAATATATGAGTGAATATATTCATTCTATAAAACCAAAAAAGCGACTATTTCTAGTCGCTTTTTGATTGGTGGAGAATATCGGATTCGAACCGATCACCTCTTCACTGCCAGCGAAGCGCTCTAGCCAAATGAGCTAATCCCCCGTTGATCAATTAGTTACCTAATGTTTTCTATGTGTTATAACATTTAATAATCTTGGCAGAGTTACTATAAACTCTGCCTCAACACTAGAAAAAATGGTATTTAACAGCGAAAATGTACAAATCTTGCAAGGTGCGAGATGTAAAAATGACAAGGAACAAGCACTTAAATCTTGGTGCGTTCAATTCTATCTAGATGGTAAACGCACACGTGTAACCAATAACCTGAATAGGATCAAAGATTTCAGCACAAAATTAATGGAGTTCACCAAACTACAAGATGAGATCATTGAAAAGCTTAATAATGGTACATATGGTAAACCCCTTGTTAAAGAAGCTCCAACACTAATACCATCAATCAAAGATGCAAGCATTGCATTCATGCAATGGCATCTACAAAAGGGTAGTAGACCAAAGACAGTACAGTCATACAACTCCAAACTAAAGTATCTAGTAGATGCAATGGGTGAACAGTCAGTAAACTATGCATACCATAAAGAGATCAGTGACGTACTACTAGACTTATTCAATACTCACAAGTGGTCGCCAAAAACATACAATAATACAAAGCTCATTTATAGTGCGTTCTTTATGTTCTGCATTGATAATCGGTGGATTGAGAATAACCCCGTATCACGCGTGAAGATAAAATATGTTGGTAAGTCCGAACGAAACAAGGCGTTCACTAAAGAGGATTTCCAGAAGATAATGAAGGCAATGGAGGGGGATAAGCTATTAACAACATTCGTAAAGAGCATCTATTTCACGTGTATCAGGCCAAAGGAGCTTATCGGATTGCAAGTAAAACATATTGATTTCAATAAGCGCAGAATCTTCATACCTGCATCTATTAGCAAGAATAAGAAAGATGGATACAGCCATATGGATGATGTTTATTTTGATCTGATGTATGATATATATGGTGATGCACCACAAGATGCTTACCTATTTTGTAATGATGATACGCTTTGGGGTGATAAGGTGATACACTTCAATAGACCATATGCACGATTTATTGTGATACTTGATAAGTTAGGTTTGAAGGGTAAAGGGTACACATTGTATTCGGTGAAGCATTACAGCAATGTGCAAAAATTCCTTGGAAATGGTGATGGTACAGGGGGATGGTCTTTGAGCGAGATCAGCAAAGCAAATCGCCACGGTTCAATATCTATTACCGAAGTGTACCTAAAAGACTTACTTGACTATATCGATGTCACGAAGAAAACAGTACCAGCTATATAGATATATCGTAAACTTATTATATTTAATATCAAACTTGCCCAAATGAGGTATTTACTGATTTTTATTCCTATTCTGATAGTCGTTTTAGTTGATATGACGGACAACTTTAGCGGATGGAAACTCTTTCGAGTTGCATTAGATCGTGACGTGAGAACCGCAAAAATTACTGAAAACGAGTATTTAGAGATGTCTAGGGGAGAAAAATTTAGATACGATGATAACGATTTCAATGATATTAAATTTCGTGAGTATTTAATCAGCAAGCGGTTAGAAAGTAAAAAACTATTAAAGTATTCATATTTCAGTAAAGGTAGTTATCATTCTGATTCGCTTAGTTATTATTCAGATGAAATTGGTTGGAGAAGTGATCTTCAAGATTTTGTACAGACAATACGTAGAAAACCTGTCGGTTTTACATTTGAGGTTTACGCCTACGGCGATCAATCACTTCCAAGATATGTACTTGAAAATAATAAATGGTCGCTTTTATTTAACGATGTTATCAAGTTATATATCCTGTCTCTAATTATTTCGGTTGTTATTGGTGTATCTATTCGGTCCAGAGAGTAATAATCTATAACCATCGACTGCTATATTGGTCATTCAAAACGAATGGCCTTTTTTATTTCAGGAATTTATGGACTTTTCTCACTAAGATAAAACTTATTAAACTCTTGAAAGACATCCAAGCAACCCCTATTAGGATGGTTGCAAAAAACAATATCATTAGTGAATCTGAAATGTAGTCGTGTATAGAGCGTTTGCGATTGTCAATAAATGCTATTGATAAATCACTATTAACATCTATTTTTTCTCCAAACTTTAATGTCTGATCTCTCTTTCTTGCATAATAAATTGAATCAGCTAATTTCGAAGGTCTGTTGCTTGCAATGATTTGGATATCCACGGGTGGATTTTTAGCTAATTCAAGGTCAGCATATATACTATCAACTTTCAGATAAATTAGGAAATCTTCTGCTTCAGAAGCCTTGTAACCTCTATAATTATATTCTGTTAAGAATTCATCACGATAATCAAACTTACCTATTAGATGGTCAGATAATGAAAGGAAGGTGTAGATCAGACTAAAAAAAACAAAAATTCCTATGATCGACGTGGCTTTGTATGTACTTAATGAATCATTGTAAATTTCTGGTTGAGTATTAACATTAAAGATTCTATTCTTAAATCTAAGATTATGCTTATCGCTTTCTAAATAAAATTGAAGTTCGACTGTATCACCCATCTTGAATAATGAGCTATCTATTGTAAGTTCATTCTTATGCCATTGCAGTTTTGGTTCAAATCCTTCTGAAGTTTGAAGTATTTTAGGATTATGGTATGTTGAATTTTCACTTACATTTGATATTGTAAATGGTTTTTCTACATCTTCTTTTTTAAAATCTGCAACACCAGTATAACTAACGATTATCTTATAATATCTTAATCTATTTTTAATTGATGTGTTATTAAATTTTATTTCGGAATTAGAATCAACATTGACTATATCGTTTTCATTCTCGATAACAGCTACAAATTTTGAAGCGCGAACGAAGAAGAAACCGTAAATCGATATACCACCAACGAAAACAGTAATAATCGTATTAATAAGATTTGAGAAAATTTCCACAGGTTAATATTTTTATAAAGATATAAATTAGGTAGCAAATAGAATAGGCTGATAAATTAATACCAGCCTAAGTAACTCCTTTAGGAGCAGTTTGTTGTTACAGCTACTATTCGATCAGGTTCAATAAATAGCTTTTTAATAACCAGAATAGAGGCATTACCACCTTGACTATCTTAGGTATCGTGGATAAGTTAACAATTGTTAGCAAAAACTTTTGCAACGTCAAACCCTTATCCGTAGTTTTGACTTGTGGTTTGGGGGAGTGTATTATCTGGACTCCCTTGTAGTTGAAATAAAACATTACACGTGTTATTAATGAAACCATCCCACTACCAGAGACCTGATGTGCTAATACAAAGTTTGGTCGACACGTATTAGCGTTTCAGGTTTTTTCCCTTCGGTGAATAACAAAGATCATATATTTTTTGATGGGTAAGTTAACTGGACTTTTCCACAAGCTAAATACCGATAGCGGTTAAAGTTCGCTTCCCGAATGTGTTGTTTGGTAATATTCTGATTTACAGGATCAAAAGTATGTTAGGAATTTTGAGGTATTCCAAATACTTTCTCATAAATCTACGGTAATTTTGACGAAAAAATAGCAGGAAGACACTCACATAGTATAAACCCAAACATACTTGTATGAGCTACTACCGATCCGAACTTTACAACCTAGGTGTTATCATCTACGATCAAGAAATCAACCCCGAACTATTTGAACTCTTAGAATCCCTTTATGGTGAGGAAGTGACCGATGATTATTTTATTTTAAAATCTATCTATTCATTACTTAGTGACGAGGTTGACGATACTGATTTTTATGATCTTGGATATCACGAAGACAATGATGATTTAGTTGGCATCCTCTATCAGTATTGTCTGGATTACGAGGTAGACAAATCTTTACTATCTCTAGCACTTGGTGCGTATTGCATCCAACCAGACCAACGACATTTCAACAGCCACGAAGCATTCCATCAAGCATTAATAACCGCACTGCATACATCCGCAATGATTCCCGATGATGGTCAACATTTGTTCACCTTGCTACGCTTGAATGAGGTGGTTGATAGCGATCTGAAGGAGCTAAACAAAGAAGTCTATAAAAATATTTTACTAGGAAAAACAACCTTTAAATAACTTTCAAGTTGGTTTATATTAGTTTTTGTAGATCACAGGGAAAATAAAAGAGTATAATTTATTTCTGTGTGGTATTTATAATAAAAATAGATTATGAAAAATATAAAAACAACCACGCTGGCAGAGAAGACAGCAAAACACAAATCAGAACTAATAAAAGGTTACAAATCTTTTTGTGATGCTTATGAAAGCATTATAGAAGATGCTAAAATTGTAGTTGAAAAAACATTTACTGAAACAACTTACATCGTTTACTTTCCCAAAATTGAAAAATCTTGTAATGAGACTTTCAGCAGAAAATATTTACTTGATGTTGGTGAAGAAGTAGTAGAATCCAATTTCTTGAGAAGTGTGGGACGTAATTTTATTAGCGAGTTTATCAAAGGAGGTAGCAAGTAATGGAAGACAGATATAACGACATTATCAAGCAGATACAAGATTTATTTGTTGATGATCCAAGATACAGAGGACTTAAACTAGTTGCAGAAATATGGGACATAATGCATAACAAGAAAGAAAATAAATACCAGTATATGCTAACGGTGCTTGACCATTGTTTCCCTTTACTGGCTAAATCGGATAACACCAATCTTGTAATAGATACTTGGTTGCTGATGCAGAGATTGAAAATTAAATTAAAAAACTAGACCAATCGTAATTCCCAAATTATGTTAGACCCTTACCAATGCTGGTGAGGGTTTTTTATTGATATTAGCTTATTTCCTTTCTTGCTATTTCATCTATTTCGAATTTGTTTATCGCACTTTTGGTATACACTTTCGCGTAGCCATATTCTGTTATGTATTTAAAACGTAAGTAATCAATATGTTTATCTAAATAAATAATTGGCTCATCGTCGAAAGATATAAATGAGTCTTCAAATTCAACAGTTTCATACTTTTTAAGATTAGGAATTTTTTTCTCTATTGACTGGAATCCATCATTAAAATAAATGGTAAATACGATATCGTATGCATCTACGTGACTTTCATTCTTGAATGTAAAACGTAAGTTCTTAAAATTCACATCACCTGCTTTTCGTCTTTTGATATTATATTTTGCTTGCACATAAAAAGCACATCTTTTTTGCTTGTAATAAAACGTGTTTGCTAAAAACCATCCTAAACCAGTACCAAGTAATGTAACAATTATGTCCGCTAGTTTTTCGACGATATTCATATGTAATTAGTTTGATTACTAAATATACCAACACTATCCATATATACAACCAATTATATATGGCAGAAGAAAATCAAAATCATAAAGAAATATTAATAGACGTAAAAGTCCAGAATCAAGAAGCACAGCAACAGACTGAAGCTTTAAAGAAGAAGTTTAAGGACTTATCCGATCAAGCAGAAGAGTTTGAAAAGATTGACTATAACAACTCATCAATTGGCGAATTACGCGATCATCTAGAAAAAGCTAAACAGAATCTACAAGCACTAAAAGATACTGGATTAGCGAGTACAAAACAGCTTGATGATATGGGTAAAACCGTGAATAAACTGAAGGATAATCTATCAGGAATGAAAGCTGATAAGATATTCAAAGGGATTGAAGCAAGTGTTATGGGCGTGGTTGGGGCTGGACAATTGTTGACCGCTGGCATATCAATCCTAGGCATCGAGTCAGAGAGTGTAAACGAAAGTATCGCTAAGATGATGTCATTGATGTCATTGAAAGATGGTATAGAATCGTTGGGTAAATATGCTTCAGGAATGAAAGCGTTATCTGCATCTACTAATGGTGCAACCTCTGCTACCAACTTATTGAAGTTAGGTTTTCAGTCCCTTGGAATCGGTTTAATAATTAGTGCTATTGTATACCTAACACACAATTGGGAAGAATTAAAGAATACTGTTAAGGAGTTCATCCCACAAGTAGATGGTGTAGGTAAAGTATTTAGTAACCTAATGCCAATTGTTGAAGGTGTTGGTAAAGCGATTGTTGGATTCATAGTTAGACCAATTGGTCAAGCTATCAAAGCATTCAATTTATTACGTGATGGTGATTGGAAAGGTGCAGGTATGGAGATATTAAATGCTATCAATCCTTTAGAAAAATTAAATGGTGTTGTCAAAGATTTCAAAAGTGGTATGTCAACGGCAATCATCCGTAAAGAGGTCACAGAATCTATTGCTAAGTTCAATGAAGAGACAGAAAAGTCTATTGCCCTTTTAGAAAAGCAGGGTGGTAAAGAGAAAGAGATTCACGCCTTAAAGGTTAAGCAATGGCAAAATGAAATCAAACTACTTCAGTCAAAAAACAAACATATCAGTGATGCAGATAAAAAGAGAATAGATGAATTGAATGATAATTTATCGCAGGAAAATGCATCATACGGTAAGTTTCTCAAAGGTATCAGCGACAAAGCAAATGCAGAGAGACAGAAGCAGATTGATAAAGCGAAAGAGGACTATAAAAAATTACTAGATGAAGTAAAGACATTCATCACCCAAGCACAAAAAGATATCGCTGATGCTGGACGATCAGAGAGAGCAAAGGAGTTGAATGACTTAGATCTTCATTACCAAGAGCAGATCAATAAAGCTAAACAAGCTAATCAATCTACTACTGATTTATTAGAAGCACGTAGAATCAAAGAAGCTGAAATTAAAGCTAAGTATGATAAGAGTGATAGAGAAGCCGAACTAAATAAGACCAAGTTACAAGGTGAAACATCTGTTTTATCGGCTGGTTTGGGTGCTAGTGCTACTAGTATTGACGATCAAAATAGAATCGCTGAAGCACGTTTATCATCCCTATCTGATACTTACCAAAAGGAACGTGAATTGTATGCAGACAATAAAGAGCAGTTAGCATTGATTGATGTCAAATACGCTAGTGATGTCTTGCAAATTGAAACCGATCTATCCAATAAGAAGAAAGAAATTCAAGAGAAAGAGAAACAACTAGCCTTAGACAAAGCCATTGCGATTGGTGAAATCTCAATGTTCAATACTGATGGTTACGACCTCAATACAGTCAGTTTAATTGAAGCTGTTGGTCAAGCAAAGTTATCAGCTTTGAAGTTGCAATATGATGCAGAGAAAGAACTCTATGCCGATAATAAAGAACAACTATTGTTACTTGATGCAGAGTATGCCGCAAATGTCAGATTGACCGAGAAAGAAACATCTGATAATCGTAATGCCTTATTAGAATCCAATCTTGGTGTTGCTTCAGCCGTAGCTGGATCACTTGGTGCTTTGGCTAGTGATACCACGGCCTTTGGGCGTACAATGGCGGTTGCATCGGCAACAATCGATACATATAGCGGAGCAAGTAAGGCATTAGCACAAGGTGGTTTTGCTGGTATTGGAATGGCTACAGCCGTAATTGCTAGTGGTCTTGCTAACGTTCGTAAGATATTAAGCACTAAAGTAGAAGGTGCAAAAGGAGCTACACCAGCACCAAGCATACAAGCGCCAACAATCAATACTACTACTCTAAGTAGATCAGGTGTACAGGATGTGAGGATTGCAAACCAACCACAACAACAGAATATAAAGATTGAACCTGTCAAGGCGTACATAACAAACAAAGACTTATCTACTAATGCAGATAAAGAGAATTTCTATAAAGCTAATTCATCCTTCTAATGTAACATGGAAATCCCTATGGGGATTCCATGATCACACTAATACTATATAACCAAATTATGAATAAAGACTTACCAGTATATTCTATACACATTAGCGAAGATGATGATATGATCGTTGATATGGTCAGTATTGTTGCGCATCCAGCAATTGAACGAAACTTTCAAGCTTTCAACAGTAAACAAAAAACACAGATTAAGTACAAGTTTAGTGATGAAGAAAAACATCAATTACTTGGTTTAGCATTGATTCCCGATCAGCCTATTTACAGACAAGATGAAGATGGTACAGAGTATTATGTGGTATTCACTGCACAAGAAATTGAAACTATCGTAAAGGCGTTTATGAAGCGCGGATTAAACAACAATCTCAATGTAGAACATTCAGCAAAAGATGCTCATTCATTCATTTTTCAATCATTTATAACCTCTGACATCTTACCAGCACCAAGCATTTTGGGTGAAGACATTCCTAGCGGTAGTTGGATTATTGGCGTACAGGTACAGGATGAAGATTTGTGGACAGATATTAAAGATGGTAAGCGTAACGGCTTCAGCGTTGAAGGACTTTTTAACTTGGTTCAAATCGACAAAGAAGAAAAATATACCATCGATATCACCCCTGATGAAGAAGAAGATGACGAAGATATTGATGCTTTATTACGCCAAATATCTGCTTATTCCAAGTACCTGACAAAGTAGTGATTGACCGATCACACTAATATAATATAAGACATAAACCAAATTATGAATAAATCAAAAAATAAAAAAAGTGCTTTAGAATTGGCTTTTGCCAAACTTCAAAAGTTGGCGTTCTCAAGCAAAACAAAAACCAAATTTTCCAAAGTGAAATATCGCTTTGAAATAGTTGAAGATACAGATGGTCAAGTACTTTCTTACCCAACTTTAGAAATTGGCGCACCTGTGTCTATCGGATCAGCAGGAGATGAAAATACACCAGCACCTGACGGTTGGTACAGCACGGAGGACGGAGATATCAGAGTTGAAGACGGAGTAATCGCAGAAATCGTTGCAGAAGAAGTATCTGAAGACTTTGAAGGTGAAGATGCTCCAGCTGAAGTAGCTGAAGAAGTAATGGATGCTATTGCTGAATGTGTTAATGCTATCCAAGCAGTAGCTGAAGAAGTAGCAACTATCCACGAAGAAGTTGCAGAAGTAGCTGAAACGGTAGCTGAAGTAGTTGATGCTACGGCAGAATTTAAAAAACAACCATTCAGCAAATCAGTAACAAAAGAAAAATTCCAAGCCGTTGATAAACGTGCTGAACTAGCTGATTATTTGGCTAACAAAAGAAAAACTAACTAATTAAACTATGTCATTTCAAATCGAAGGATTACCAAACCACGTAACGGCAAATAGCCGCGATTTCGTTTATCGTTCTTTAAGCGAATCAGATACAATTAAATTCATTCAAGAAAACGGTACTTTTCTAGTTAACGTAAAGAATGAAGAACAAATCAATTTACTAGATACTACCGCAGTAGTAAGAAAAACAACTAAAGGTTGTGGTCGTCAACCATTAAATACAACTGAATTAGGTGCTGTAAATATTAAAGTACACACCTTACAATCAGACCAGAACCTCTGTATTGCCGACCTTGAGACCACCTACCAAAACCAATGGCTTCAAAGTGGAAGTAATTATACAAGTTTTGACTTTATCGATTCGGTAACTAATCTACGTGCCGACAAGTTGGCTTTGAGTAATGAAGCCTTGATATGGGCTGGTGATACTGAAAGTATTGATCCCGATATGATGCACTTCGATGGATTTTTCAAGTTAATGGATGCAGAAAATAAAGCAGTTACATTACCAGAAGCAGATAAGTTGTACAAGCGTTTACAGCTTGCATTAGCCACTATTCCCAACGCTATCAAGAGACAACAAGATTTTGTAATTCTATTGTCTAAAGGTAATCAGGATGCAATGGGTATTGAAGTAAGCAACGATAACTATTTTAAAGCAGAAGATGGTATTACGCATTTGCACGGTACAACTAAACGCCTTAAAGGTGTTGAAGGTTTTGATGCTGTCGATACTGAATATTTCGTTATGGCTAGAGCATCAAATTTCTACGTTGCAACTGATATGGAAAACGAATTTAACTCTGTTAATTTATTCCATTCACAAGAAACTGGTGGAAACTTGTATTTAGACTTTAAATGGAAATTGGGTGTTCAAATCGCTCGTCCAGAAGAAATTTACATCTTCAAGAAGTAACAACAAATACATGATAACCCCTACGGGTTATCATTGAACTAATAGAAAGGTGGTGGTATTCCATCACCTTTTTTCATAACCAATTATATTAAAATGGCTTGTTTAAAATCAATCACAAAATATTCAAAACAATGTGCTAAACAACAAGGTGGTGCAAGTGAATTATGGTTAATCTCATATTCCGACCTTAAAAATGTTGACGGCTCATTAGAAAAATACTCAACCGATAGCACAGGTAATGTTATCGATGAAATCGGATTAGCTACAGGAAAAAAATATGTTTCCGTTGGCTTAATCAAAAATACATTAGGTATTACCGAAGAATACGCATCTACACCAGAAACTAACTCATTTACTATTACTAGTACTTTAAACTTATATGTATCTGGTATTACACCCGATGGTAGAAATTTCATTAGTGAATTAGTTGAAGCTGGTGCAGTATCTGCATTAGTTAAGCTTAAATCTGGACGTTTTGTAGCGTTGGGATTGACGGGAATGATGGACGTATCCGCTATATCTGGTACATCTGGTGTTAATTCAGGTGACGGTGCAGGATATACAATTACATTGACATCCGATGAAAATCATTTTCTACACCTTGTTGATCCAACCATCATAACTGGATTAATCGAAGCATAAGTATCAACCCCCGATACTAAAAAAATAAGACAGGATAAATTCTGGACAGTCTTATATCAATTATTAACCGTTGCACTCCCCGTGTAGCGGTTTTTTTATGGTCAGCACACTAACTTATAGATGACCAAATTAATCAATAAAGACCAATTATACGTAGACCTGTTTTTTACACTTGATCGTGTTGCAATGGGTGATGTGCTATTAAATGTTACTAGCGATTATGATAAAACAGAATCCATCATAACACTATCATCACCAATTACAAGCAACGAAAGATACACGGCTTATTCTTTACTTAATCAATTCCAAGATTACGCTGATGGATTATATACATATGTCTTAACAGATGCTTTTGGAATCCTAGAATCGGGCAGTATCAAGATTCAAAGTGAAGATTTCGGTACACCAAATTATACAAGTTATCAATCAGAGGATGACGATTACATCGTGTATGACGATGACCAATATTAACCAATTTTATGACGAATAAAAGAAAGACTACTACCCAAATGATTATGGGTAAAAACCAAATATCCAATTTAAAATTCAATAGTAATATCACACCAATTCCAACAGAACGGAATAAAGGTAATCGGAGAGGGAGTGACGTTATGGTGATGCACGGAGTGGATAACCTTTATCCTAACTGGTTACTTTATCTGTATTCCAATAGTACTACGCACCAAGCAATCATTAAGAACAAAGCCGATATGATTATGGGCGCGGATGTGGTGTATAAAGGCGGTAAAGAGAAAGCGGAATTTTTCGTTAACGAAGATAAAACCGTAAAAGAATTATTGAAACTTGTTACTAAAGATTACCTAATCTTTGGTTACTACAGTATTGAATGTATATATAATAGCGTTGGTGAATTAACACAATTAAATCACATTCCAGCGGAAGCAATCAGGACTAATAAATCATATTCCAAATTCTGGTATTGCGATGATTGGTGTTACAATAGTAATCAAGTAATAGAATTTGATGCGTGGAAGCGAGATGTTAAAGATGATTTCACTAGTAAAATATACTTCCATATTGGCAGTAACCCGTCAATACATCAAACTTACCGAGAACCCGAATATCATTCTTCAAAAATCAGCATAGAAAATGAAATAAGTATTCAGCTATTCCATAAGAATAATCTTGAAAACGGGTTTAGTGGGCAAAATATTCTCACATTCCATAATGGAGAGCCAGAAGAATCAATCAAGGAGCATTTAGAAAAGCAAATTACAGAGAATTTCACAGGAACATCTGGTAAAAAGCTAATTATCAACTATGCAAATGATGATTCCCGTGGCGCAGAAATTACGTCATTAAACTCAAACGACTGGAATACAGCATTGGTAACTTTGAAGGATAGTACTATTCAAGATATTATTACCGCACATAATGTCACCAATCCACTATTATTGGGGATTAAAACACCAGGGCAACTAGGCGGTGGTGTTGAGCTTGAAAACTCGTATGAAATCTTCAGAACCTATTTATCTAATAGACGTGATGAGATTGTTGAGTCATTCAATAAGTTGATTAGAGGTACTTACCGCGAAATTGACATTGTTGAAGCTGTAAAAATCTTTGATAAAAACGGCATAATGACCATAAATGAGATGAGAGCTGAGAAAAATTTACCCCCTTTAAAAAATGGAGATCAGTTAGAAAGTGAAGTAGCAGCACCTGCAACATTTGCAGTCATGCAATCTCCGATTGCAACACCTGCACCTACAACATCCAAATTTTCAAAAGATGATGAAGACGAGGATGAACTAAAATTTAATTCAATCTCACACCTTGGATATTCGAAAGAGGATTTTGTGCATTTGCGTAAACACGCGTTTAGCAAGACTTTGAAGTATGCTGAAGATTCACGTTTGACCAATTACTTAGTGCAAAAAAGTCCTTTTGTCGGTAAGAGCCTAACAGATATTAGATCGGCACTTGATAATTCATACAGCTTGCAAGCGATCAGGGAAGAAATAGCAAAACTTGTTGTTTCCAAAGTTATCCCTGCTACCAAGATCATTGATCAAATCGATGTTGATAAGGCGAAAAGGGATTTGGATGTTGAGACTATTGACAATAGGCCGAATTACGAAAAGATTCAAGTAATGTACACATATGAAGGTGCGCCAATAGATGATAAAACAAGGAATTTCTGCAAAAGAATCCAAAATTTGGATCGTTACTGGTCACGCGAAGACATACAAACTATCAGTGAAACAATGGGTTATGACTGCTTTGTCAATATTGGAGGGCGTAACTGTCGCCACTCATGGGTGGCACATTCAGTTGTAAAGAAAGGAGGAACTAAATAATGAGTAAGACAATACTATTCATAAGCGAACGATCAATCAAAGACAATTCGATCTTGGAGGAAAATTTAGAAAGTAAGCTGATCAAAATCACGCTCAAAGAACTTCAGGACTTAGAATTATACCAAATATTGGGCGAAAAATTATACAATGAGGTTGAAGAAGAGATTAAAAACAAGATTGCTGATCCCAACTATATCATTGATTCAGAAATAGCGGTCTTGTTGAATAGATACATCAAAGATTTTTTAGTTTATGGAGTTCTTTTGAATATCCCGACCAGTTTAAACTATAAATTTACCAATAAAGGTGTTAAAAACATCACAGATGCTAATTCTACGGCTATAATTGGGGGAGAAATTGAAAATGTAAAGCGTTATTACCGCGCCAAATTTGATTCCTACCGTTTAAGACTAATGGTATTTGTCAAAACCAGTTGTGGTGTAGGTAATACTAGTATTGCTCCATATAGCACTGGTTGGTACTTACCAAATCGTGTCAATGCTCAAAAGATTGTTACCGCACGTGCAAACAAGCTTGGAAGGAGAGGTTTTTAATGACACTAAATCAAGTAAAATTATACCTGAAACAATGGTTTGCATCTTCACCTTTCATCAATACTGTAGAAGTATCTTCAAAATCTGATTATAACGACAAAAGAGATGTAAATTATCCATTTGCGCACGTTGAATACGTTAATAATAGTACATCTAGCGTGTATAACGTGTATAATTTCGTGATAACAATTGCAGATATCCAGAATAACAGTTTAGATCACCGTAATGTAGATGAAATTCATAACGATTGTAACCTATTAGCGCAGGATTTTATTGATTTTCACTCTATAAACAATGAGTTTTTTGAGATGGATGAGAATGTTATGATCAACCCATTTGACGACCAAAATACAGATCGTACCGCAGGGGTTACATTCGCTATAAGGTTATCAGTGTTTAGAACCAAAAACAACTGTATTTTGCCAAAAATATCATCTGGAATCATCCTAACAAGTGACTTAGGTGACGATTTAACCGACGATAAAGACAATAATATCGTTTTAAACTAACTAGTTTGAAAATACTCAATATAAAGGGATTTAAGACACTGTAATCCATTCTGGAATACTGGTATCAAAGTTTCGAGATAGTGCCTTATATCGCATCTATTGCGGTCAATTTTGAAGATAATAAGCGATTATTTATTAATCTACAAAAACTTACCCAAACCAATATAACTAACAATTGGATGTATAGATTTCTTCTATAATCATTCCCTAAATGCGCACAGCATGTGCGCCACTAATACCCAATTATCAACCTATTTAATGACCTTATCCCAAATCAAAGAATTATGTACCAAACATAACATTACTATCAATGGTGATCACATCACATTTGATAAAAATACATCCAACTTCCAGATCACCACTAACTTCAAACTCCACGAATTTTTAACTAAAAACACAAAGGATACCACCACAATTATCAACCTGAATATCGTACTAGAATTACAGAAACTACGTACCTTATTTGGATCACCTGTACGGATATCTTCATCATACAGATCACCAGCTTATAATAAGAGCGTTAACGGTGCAACATCTAGTCAACACGTATTGGGAAATGCACTTGATACATTCCCTGTTAATGGAGACATTAAAGGCTGGACTACTACAGTGGTCAAGAACAAAAAGACTGGTGGAATAGGGCAATACCAAACCTTTGTTCACATCGACACGGGTAGAACAAGATTTTGGAGGGGTTAAGAGATGTTAGCTATTAAACAATTTTTCATTGACTTCTTTGCTTCGCCTTTGGTGATGAAGATTTTAATGTTTCTTAGTGCTTTTTTCGCACCGTTGATGAAGCTGTATTTGCTGTTGTTATTCTTAACGATTGTAGACTATTGTATAGATATTACTGTTTGGTATATCAACCAAAGAAAAGTATCAAAGCATACCACCGTAACCTTACCATTTGTATTAAAGATTATTATGTACAGTCTATTGGTAATCGTGGTTCACGCGGTTCAAGTGTATCTAATTGAAGACATTTTTGATTTCTTTAAGCTGGTTGTGGCGATACCAATCATCGCGGAGACGTTGGGAATTGTTGCATCTGTTGAACGGTATACGGGTGTGCAAATTCTTGATAAGGTGAAAGGGTATTTGGGTAGATGGATAAATAGCAAAGAAGATAAATAAATTCATAGTATTGTGTATATTTGATTTAACCAAAGTCATATTATTATGTTTAATATAATTGTTAGAGAGAAACAGTTTGTTGATGAAAAAAATAATACCTCCGATATAAGGTGTATAGAGTTAAAATTCAATAAAGCTGAATCCAATAAATCTAAAGTATATGATGCTTTAAATTTTATCCTGATGCCTCATAAAGGTGACGTATCGAAAACTGCTCTTATCGCATATTTTGAAGATATTGAAAATTTAAAGAAAACAATTTTGGAGGGTGATGAAGCACAGATTCTTGGACAGTTGGATCATTCTTTAAGAGTTATTACGTTAAATAATACATCTTATCCAAGGGATAGTAAATTATTTGCTTTTATTTTTGCTTGGTGTTTAGACATAACGACTGACACATTCAAATAGAAACAAAATAGGGTTAAGAAAATTTTCTTAACCCCATTTTGTTTATAGTAAGGAAGATTTACAAATTGTTGATAATAAATGTTTCTCATTCCTGTTTTGCTACTTATTTATTGATGTCTTTACCTTTTTTACCAAAATTTGCTGGATCAATTACATCAAGATTATGATTTTTCTTTAATGGTTCAAACGACTTTATATATGACCTCTTTGCACTATCTGGAATCATTTTAGCATTATTCACAGTATTTACTATCTGGGAAGTATATGAGTCGAAGCTCTTGGTTATTTCCGTGCTATAAGAGTTTAATGCAGCAATTATAGAGATAAATGCAACCCCCTTGCCGATCCAGTTAGAAATTACTTCAAATAAACTTCTATCTATGTCCTTAGTCTTATTTACTAAATCTTCTTCTGTAGTAATTTTGTTGAACTGCAAAGTTGCAATTTGCATCTTTTCAATCTTCGGTATTACTAAACTTGATAAATCTTTAATGAGGACGGGTACGTCACCTACAAAATCATAGACACCATCCTTGGGTGCACCATTGAATCTATTTCCGCACCGTGGACATATCTCCTCAAAATAGTTGTTCTGAAAAGTTACATTTTTTGAATTTGCAATATGGATTGATCTACCCCTGAAAGAATTATTGCACCTTGGGCATTTTATAAGCATATTTTATGGTTTGGTTAATTCTGATTTTAAAATCTCATCTTGGTAATATTGTAGACGAATATACCATAGGTAACAACTATAAATAGCTAAAAGAAACAAAATAAACGCAAATAAGCTAGCAGAGGGTAAAATCTTACAAGCAAAGTAGTCTAATTTCTCTTGTGCTATATCAATTCTTGCATTTAGGTTGGCTTGAGTTCTTTTGAATAGATTACGCTTTTTTCGAAAGTCTAAAACCTCTTTTCCATTTAAAAGTGTACTATCAATCGCTACCTTCTCATCAATCATTTGATACTCTTCAAGAAGTTCTTCGTATTGATAATCTAATGCTATGCTTTCAAGTTTATATTTATCGTAGCTTGCTAATAAGTCACTTTGGTATCTACCAGTTAAGTATGCGGTAAGACCGATAAGGAATAAACACCCCACAAAAGAGAACTTGTATAGATTATCTGTAGGGAGGTTTGGGATCATAAAAGTTTTTCACAATACGGTTAAAAATTCAAATATATACAATTTCTAAATCAGCAAAAATAGTTGAAGCTATTTTCGGAGACAATTTTTTTATTATTTGGTGACTGTAATACCCTTTGTGGGTGGTCTGGCGCGGAACTCTCTCAATCTTTTGGTTATTCATACCTTCTATCTCAGTAACCTTTTGTCGTGAGACATTGTGAATGATTGAGATATCTAATTTGTCCTAACCTCAACATCTCGGTAATACCTATTGAGATAAGATAAACTATATTTTTTCCTATTGATAATTATTGCAAATTTTCTTACCCATTGAAGTAGATAAATAATAATACCAAAACTGATACCATATCGTAGTAAAATAACATTACCAATCTATTATCAATACCTCACGGTATATTTATCACTATTGGTAATATTCAATATTGAAGAATAAAATAATACCTATTGAGATAGATTTATCTAAACTTACTTATAAGTAATATTAACCATACTTATTCTATTACCAATATTATCATCAATATTACTGATTTTTTCTTTTATCATTAATTTTACTAATAATTATATATTTATATTATCAATATTTAAATATATCTCAATTATGATTCTTGATAGTAAATTTTTATTTATTCAACAAAGCAATAGGTGGTATATATAATATAAATTGAACGTAGTGAGATTTATATTATATCATATTATCTATATTTCTTTCTTTTATAAAAATATGTTATTGATATTCTTCTATAATAATAGGAAACTTTTTTAAAGTGCCTTTATCACCAATTCAACCCATATAGGAAACTTTAATAAGAAATTAATCATCCACTACCAACATCAAAAAGCACGTTTAAAGCAATCTGACGGAGATAGGAAACTTTTTGGTACATATAACCGTATAGGAAACTTTTAGTTAGAAGATGACTGTATAGGAAACTTTCACCCATCTACCGTACAGGAAACTTTTTATTATAAAATAATTTACTGTTGGACTTGGTAAAAATGGGTTTTGATATATATTCGTTTTATAGGCTACCGCATGGGTAGCCAGTTATAAATTTATTTTCGAAAAAAAGTGATGATAAAACTATCACTTTCCAATCGAGCATATATTTATAATAAAAATAGGGTGATTGTCTCACGGTCACCATATTCGTTTTTGTTGTTTTTACGGTGGGGAGTAGCTACCCCACCATTACTAAAAGCAATGAATTGAAAAGGTGAGATAGTAAGAACAACAATAAAAATGAAAAAAAGTGAAAAAAAAATCAAAGTAAAATTACATCTACCTCAACAGGTGTTAAACAAAATCTTGTCATCAAATCTCAATAGGTTTGAGCAAGCGAAATATCTATTGTTCGCGCAATACTACTACAATAGTGATACAATCGTTAATGCTTCAACCCTTAATAAATACTTAGGAATTAAGGATAGCAAGGGTAAAGATATAAGATTGGATATGTTGGGTATGGGAATCATAGTGTCTACTGATCGTGCATCTTATGTAAAGGATTCAAACGGTCAATTCTACAGAAAAGGGTATGATATGTATATCGGTACTTATCAGACAGCAAAAGTAGGATATACATTGCTATCATCTGATGCCAGATCATTGATCGGTAATTATGGTATTGAATTGATGGAACTTTTAGATGTTATCGCGTTACCAGCAAGTGAGAAGGATATCGCCAAATACGAACAAAATAAAATTAAATATACGAAGGTAGATGAGTCACCAATAACTGGTGATTTGCTGAAAATAATAGAACAAAATATGAATGAAATTAATAAAAATGCAGAAGGTGATAACATGGCCAACGGCCATGTGAACAACGAAAACACAGAAGATGATAACATCATCAATACCATTATGGCAAATTTGGCAAATGCTGGTGTGGCAAATGATGTACCTACACCAATAGTAGAAGATGTAATAACGTCACTTTCCAAACAAGAAGAAGTGCAGGTAACGGTAGAGGGTAAGCCAGTAGATATTAACAATGATTATCTAATACCAGATGATGGATTTAATCCAACAGTCGCTTGGGGAGATAATACAATGAGCTTGGAAGAAGCGTTAAGAGATTTCGATAATTAAAATAAAAAATGGAAAGAAAAAAAGATACAAGATATTGGATTTGTACGCTATTGTTCTGCTTGCTAATAGCAGTCTTAGCAGTACTCTAAATAAGATCGTGGATAGAGGTATGGCGGTCACCTCGAATAAGGCCGCTGTTTGAAAATTAGTACTCATATATCAAAGACCACCATGTGTGGTCTTTTTTTATTGACCAAAAATAGCCTTTATAGTGTCTTAGAACTGCATTATTATAGAATAAGAAAATAAATATTGCTCACCAAGCTTCATTTACTACTTGGAGAGATATTTATAATAAAGAAAGAGAATAATAATGCAAATTTTTGATAATAGAAACAATTACTGTAAATCATTTTACGCTTATGAAATAGAAGGGCGTAATAAACTAGCCACGGCATTACCCCATATTAAATGGAATTTCACAGAGCCAGAATTTAGCACCTATGATGCTTATGTATCGGTGCGCGATAAAGAAATATGTGTAGAAATAAAGACACGGACTTTTGAGTCATACCAATTCGATACCTGTTTTTTGGAGGTTGACAAACTATTTCGGATGCGTCAGGAAACCCAATTTAATACTTTGGTTTACGTTGCGCACTACACGAACAACAAGACCGCTTTTTGGAACTTGGAGAACATAGATATAACAAAATTTCAACCTGTTAGATGTCCTGATAGTACCGCAAATTACAATGAAACCAAGTTCAAAGACATTATCAATTTACCGTTAGATCAAGCTCAATGGCGGTATACCGATTCTGGTGAAAAAACCCAACAATTTAAGTACCCATTATAATGATAGACATACTACTTATCAGCCTTTACATAGCGTGTACAGCTGTGTTTTTCACGAATTACAATGCACCTTATCTATCATTATTAGATAGATTACGACTTAACCGAAAGCCACTAAATTGTGCTTTGTGTTTGTCTTGGTGGTTGGGAATAGCTTACACAATAGCTACTTATAGCTCCTTAGCAATGTTAATGATTGCGCCAATGGGGGCGCTATTTGCGATCATCATTGAAAGATTGGTAAAGATGTTACCAATGATTTTTTAACCTATAAACCAATTGAAAAAAGAAACAAAAAACATATTCTGTAAGGGTACACCAACCCCACCAAAAGAACGTAAATACATAAGTCAAGTAGATGTAGATAATCGTACAAGTCAACTTGAAAAACCTAAAAATCCGACTGTTAACTATGTGCCAAAAGAGGACGGTACACCAGTCACTATTAGTGGTGAAAATATATTTAAGCCTAGTGAAAAGACTGAAAATGTACAAAGCAGATTACAGCTAATTGACTACGAGAAAGCCAAAAATAAAATAATAAGCGACGTTATCACGTCCGAGGAATTTCGAAAAAAAGTAGAAAATAAGTGCAAGCGATCAAAGCACAATATCACTGATCCCGTTTTAATCGATGACCTAATTCAGCAAGTCGCAATGATTGCTTTATCCAAAGATTCGGAACTCATTTACCAAATGTATGTGTCACCAAAGAAAAGTGGTGACAACAGGATGATGGGTTATCTATTGGGGATATTGCGCTACCAACTAATGAGTCACCCAGATGGTAATCCACGCCATAATATGTTATGCGGTATTAAGCATAATTCTAACATCTTTTCAAACTCCGATGGTGAGATTTACGATTGTCATCTTTCAGAAGATATTGATCCAGATGATCACCAAGATCACCCAATCTATCTATTAATGTCATTCTTGGATGACGATGAAAAAGATCTATTAATCAACATTATGCAATACAACGGTGCAAAGCAAAAAAACGCACTAATTAAGCATTCAACGTTGATAGAAAAGATTAGGCAGATAGCCGATGATAATGATATCGACTTAATGTTTTAGCATGAAAACCCCAACAGGGGTTTTCTGCATTTAAGACCAATACACTATCTATAAAGACCAATATAAATATTAATAAAAAATTATGACGAGAGAACAAATGTTGGAGAAAATCCAAACGATACAACCCTATATAACATCACTAGTTGAAAAGAACTATGTGAAGTTTCTCAATCCAGCTACCGAGGTGCAAATCTTGGAAGACCTATATAACGAGATTACAGGACGGAAGTATTTGAAATTTAATTCAGGGTGCGGATCGTGTGTAAAAGAAGCATTAATTATTTGCGACAACTACCGCAAGAAAGCATTAAAAGAAATTGAAATGGAAGAATCCGCGAAAGTTGAAGAAACCGAGGTTGAAAAATCAGTAGAGCCACAAGAGCCTGTACAGGTGGAAGCAACAAAACCAATTAAACCAAAACCAAATGGCAGACGATCAAAACCGAAACAATAATAACGGTGGTAAACGTGGTAGAGGTAGACCAGCAGGATCACCAAATAAATTAAAATCTGTAACTGTATTAGCCAAAAACCGCGAATTAGCAAGAGAAGAAGTGAAGAAGCTTATCAATCTGTTTGTTATCAAAAAGATGCAGAAAATTGATGACCTATATGATTCGTTAGGTACACGTGATCAGGCCAAAATGCTTACCGAATTGATGAAATATTCTACCCCAACTTCATCAAAAGATGTTGAAGTATTGGCGAAGGAAAACGAGAAACCAAAGCAGATAACCGAGATAAAAATCTCTTACGAAAAGCCACAAGCCGACCAAAAAACTATAGATATCACTCCGATTGAGGATGCAGATACTGACAGCATTAACGATGCTGATGATGATGTTGAAGACATCGATGATACCGAACCATTTTAATTGAAAATATCATTACCAACACCACACAAAGGACAAAAGAAATTCCTTCAGAGTAAAGCAAAAAGACGCGTACTAATGTGCGGTAGGCGTTGGGGAAAGAGTTTGATTTGCAAATCTTTAGCGATTGAACGAGCGATCGCCAAAAAGCAGCTTGTAGCCTATGTAACCCCAACCTTTGCACTAGGTAAAGTTTTCTTTAAAGAGTTATTAGAAACCATTCCACGTGAAATCATAGCCGAATCAAACACCACAGACCTTTACATCAAACTGGTCACAGGTGGATCAATTAGATTCTTCACTGGAGAAGCGCCCGATAATTTTCGTGGTCATAAATTCCATTTAGTTATCCTAGACGAATGTGCATACATCAAAAATCTAAAAAGCGTATTTGATGAAGCAATCCAGCCAACACTAGCCGACTATAACGGTGATGCCGTATTTATTAGTACACCAAGAGGCCAAGGAGATTTTTATCGCTATTATATGCGTGGTGAGAGTTATGAATTAGGGTGGGAAAGTTTTAGATATTCCACGTATGAAAATCCGTATATCAGCAAAGAAGTTATTGACGAAGCAAAAGCAGAGTTACCAGAATTAATCTTTGCACAGGAGTATTTAGCAATACCACAAGCGAGTGGTGCAAACTGTTTTGGCTTACACATCCAGAAGAATGTAATAGACAAATTATCCAAAAAAAGAAGTACCTGTTTTGGTATTGACGTTGCTAGTACGGTCGATTTTTCCGTAGCAATTGGGTTAGACGATGAAGGCTTAATGTCCTATTACAGCGAGTGGCAAGGGGATTGGAATGTAACCAAGGCTAGGATAACCGAGTTGCCAAGATCAGCACCTAAAAACTTAGATACTAGTGGTGTTGGACAAGTTTTGTACGATGATTTAAAGTTAACAATACCCAATCTACATTCTTTCAAATTTACTGCACAAACAAAGCCGCAATTGATCCGAGAATTGATTACAGCGGTGGAGCAAGGGAAGGTAAAGTATAACCAAGAGGTTGCGGATCAGATGTTAAATTTTGAATATTTTATACAAAGTAACGGACATACTAAATATGAGTCAGTTACAGGACACGATGACCGTGTAATTTCGCTTGCCTTATGTTGGCACATCTATAACCGCAGAACCAGACGATCATCAAATTGGACGATGTCGTTTTTATAAAATTTAAAATATGCAAATAATTAACACGTGGCAATCATTGCCATTTTCAAAATTTTTAGAGATAATTCACCTCGAAAAAACGGATTGTGAACTTACCGACGCGATCAACCTGATTGCTATTCTAGCTGATAAAGATGTTAAAGAAATTGGCAATATTCCAAAGTTCAAATTTGAACCCCTTGTTGCGAATGCAGATTTTTTGTTAGAGACACCAGATACATCTACATCTACAGTTTTTTGGCCGCTCAAAACACTTGATACATTGACAATGGACAATTTTATTGAATTCGAAACAATGAAAAAAGATTATAATCATTATCCAGCATTGCTATCAATGATGTCAGGAATTAAGGTAGATGTAATATTGAAGATGTCAACGATAGATGTATTGAACGGTTTTTTTTTGCTTCAGAAAGTATCAACGAAATATATACAGCATTCAGCGAGGTCATTACTTTGGCGAGTGACGAAGCAAAGACTGAAGGACAAATTTCGGTTTTGGCAGAAGAAATAGCGGAGCAGAAGAAGGAGTTTAATGCGCAATTCGGATGGATTAAGATGTGTAAAGATGTCGCAGATCATTGCAATTGTTCACTCTTTATAATCTTTGATCGGTTGGCGGTTGAAGTTTTTGGTATTGCCAAAATGATGATAATGGAAGGTGAGTTAAATACAATCCAAAGTAATAGCAAGTAAGAACATGACAAACCCCGAAAGGGGTTTTTCCATGTTCAATAACAACACTATTATTATATGGCATCACAATCACAAGCGAGACAGCAATCACTTGATTTTTTAGATAATCTTGGATCGGATAAATCAAATTTCCGTGATCCTAGTGCAGGCTTAGAATCTGTTGCAGGTGACTTTGTAAAACGTGTAATTGAGAACATCAATCAAGCCGATACTGTTGATAGTGGTAGAATACAAGATTTAAACATTGTCGTAGTCAGTCCAATCCAACTACAGATCACGGGACAAAAATACATCAACTTTATTGATCAAGGTGTGCAGGGTGCAGTAAATAACACACGCGCACCGCTTAGTCCTTATAAGTACACAACCAAGATGCCAGATCCAGCCATTTTTGAAGAATGGATAAAAAGCAAAAACATCAAAGTTAGAAACACCAAGTATTACACGGGGCAAGGATCAGATACCAAAATAGATGTTGGCGATGATGACAAACAGATAAAGCAAGCCGCGTATGCGATGGCCTTAAACAGATATAAAAACGGTGCTAAACCAGTGCCGATCTTCAGTAAAGAAATTCCAAAGCTTGTAGCAGATGCCGCACAAATTGTCGGGCAAATAACCGTGACCGATATACTATCAAATTTAGATATTTAATGATTCAAATAACCAAACAACCCTATACATACGCACCATCACAGAACCCGATGGTATTTGAGTTCACAACCGATAATGCCAATACGCTATATTTTGATCTAATAATCAAGCGATCTGGAAGTAACGAGATACTTAGTAAACTAAAATTATTTATAGCACCAAATGCACGTACTAGCTATACTGATATCAGTAAGATTATTGATAATATCACATCTACTCCAATAGATAACAGATCGCAATTTTTATCAAATCTGAACGGTACAGTAACGTATATAGTTGAAGTTACAGGAATTAGTGCAACTGGTACAACAACAGACAATAAAGTAACATCTGGTACATTCCACGCGTTCAATGGACGGTTGAATAATTTTGATCTGTTCAACAACAAAATGAATAGTTACTTCATACAATCGGGTTACCAGCATAGTTTTTTATCCGATAAGCCAACTGCATCATATCTACATTATGTAGCGAATGAACACTTATATTTTTTGGCAGATAATACATCTGGTATAGCAAATATCCGAACTGTTTTAAGCTACAAGGATGGTACGTCAAGAACAATAAATACTGCATTCACCAATCCATCAAATCACAAGCTTCACCGTTTAAATCTTAGTCCACGGACGTTATCAAGTCAACTAAATTTCCAAGTCAGGAATCTAAAAAACTTAAAAGTATCACTACATAATTCAGCAGGTACAGCGATATCTGAAATCCGTCAATATAATATAGTAAACTACCAATGTGGGATATCAATCTGTAATGTGAATTGGATCAATGAGTTTGGCGGTATGTCAAGTAACACGTTTCAAGCACCAAAAGAGCGTAAGCAGATTGAGAAAACCACCTATAACACTAATGGGTATTTAGAGCGTACCAACGGTGTTTATAGTCCAATTCAAAAAGTAATATCTAATCGTATAACCAACACGTATAACATCACCAGTCAATCACTAACCGATCAGGAATTTACATATATGAGTAGTATTATCAATAGTCGGGATGTCTATTGTGAATTAGCTGGTAGTGGTGAATTATATCCAATCGTTTTGGATACTTCCAGCGTTGACGTTTTAAAAAGAAAGTACACCAAACAGCACAACAGGATGATCTTAGATTTTTCAAGTAATGCGAATTTGAGTTTGGAAATGATGCAGATTCCAGAGGTGGTTGTAAAGGCTGGTTTTGACTACGACTTGGACATAATATTTTAACAAACCAATACTGAATAAAGAACATGAGAAACCCCGTAATGGGGTTTTCATGTTTGTAGCAATTACCCCGATTGCAACACTAACTACTATATACCAATACCAATTTATGGCGAAGAAAAAAATAACATATACCGATAAAATACGTAATAACGGTGCAACCGCGCAGGGACGTTTGAGTGCAGAAGATGCAAATCACATTAAAGATGTGGTAAACAGCAACAGCGAATATTTACACGATCATAACAACAAGCAATTACTGGATAAAATCAACCAAGATTTATCTACAGACAGTGATGTTTTATTCCAGCGTGTTGAAGCGGAAGAAATACAAGCGGATAACGGGATAATTAATGAAACCTTAAAAGCTGGTGCAGTACGTACATCTGATATTTCAAGTGAAAGATTTGTATCTGGTTTTAGTGGTGAAGGTTACCGTATTAGTAAAGACAGCAATGGCGACTATTCAGCTACTTTTGATAACCTCACAGTCAGAAAAGAGATGAATGTTTACCAGTTGACGATAAACGAAATTCGAGCAACAAACGGTTCGGTATGGGTATCAGATGCCAGTGAAGCCTATGAGGTAATAGCGAGTAACAACGAATATATATGCAAGATAGATAGTGATGGTGGTGCTATTGCTACGCCTTTTAGAACAAACGATATCGTAAGATGCCAGAAATTCAACGGTCAAAACGTTAAATACTACACTGCAATTGTAACCAAAACTACCAATGATTCATTCACTTTGCGAGTGATTGAAGGTGGTAGTATCCCAGAAGAAAAGGATCAAATTGTTCGCGTTGGAAATACATCAGATAAAAACCGTCAAGGTGCATTATACCTAACATCTAGTGATAGCGGTGCGCCATTCTTAGACGTAATAGATGGTGTTACATCTGCATCCCTTGCAGGTAAAACGAAGGTACGTTTAGGTAAGTTAGATGGTATTGTTGATAGTGATTTGGGTGCGCTTAGTGGATATGGTATATACGCACAAAATGGATACTTTAAAGGGAAATTCATTGTTCAAGCTGGTAGTAATGTATTCACAAAGAATGAGGCGAATACAGCCATAAACACCGCAAAAAATGAAGTGATTAGTACATCTGCTACTGATGCAACCACTAAAGCAAATGAAGCCGTAAACACCGCTAATCAGTTTGCAAACGATGCTATCAAGGCAATCAATGTAGGTGGAAGGAATAGATACAGTAAAACAACACCAGTTGAAAGAGGTAATGCAAATCTAACTTTTCAAAGACCACACGCAGATGCACCTAATGGTTTTCATATAATTGGGGTAAACGGTGCGCAATCAACGTCTAATTTTAAATTAAATAATGTAGTAACAGAAAATGGTGATTGGACAATTTCAGGTTATGTTAGACAAAGTCAGAATGCTAATTTATCTTTTCAGATAGATGCTAATACTTTGGGTACTAATGGTGTTAATGTACCATCTTCTAATCAATGGACTTACTTTACTGTTACTGTAAAAGTTGATAATTACAGTACTACAAATAACTATGTAACGTTTAAAAACTTTGCTTGGGCATTCTATTATTTCAAAGATATTAAGATAGAGAAGGGTAATAAAGCTACTGACTGGACACCAGCTCCTGAGGATGTTGATGATGCTTTACAAGTTGTTAGAACAGAAACAACCACAAGATTTGAAGTACTTGAAACTGAAATTAATAGTAAAGTTTCAGAATCAAATTTTAATAGCCTTAATCAAAGAGTTGGTACAGCAGAAACAACAATCACGCAACAAGCTAATCAGATTGAGCAGAGAGCAACCAAGACCGAATTTACTACTTTAAATAACAATGTAAATGGTATAGCTGGTAGAGTCACTACCGCAGAAGGTAGCATTACAACACAGGCTGGACAAATCAATCTTAGAGCTACAAAAACAGAATTATCTACAGCAGTTACTAACGCTAGTACAGATGCTACGAATAAAGCTAATACAGCGCAATCAAACGCAAGAACCTACACGGACAGTCAGATAAAAATAGTTGATGATAAGATAGTTTTAAAGTCAGACAGATCGGTTACCGATGGATTGAATTCAAGACTGCAATCAGCCGAAGCAAAGATTACACCTGATCAAATTAATCTTGCTGTAAGTGGTCAGGTAGATAATAAGATTAGTAATATAAGCATAGGTGGTAGAAATATGGTTAAAAATTCAAGCTTCATAAAGGGTGGTAATAACTGGTCTATTAATGGTGGAACTATATACTATCAAAATAATGAAAATCGTGCCCATTTAGTTCTTGCTAGTAATGGCCAGGGGATCTATCAGATGAACAGCGGTGTGATAGCTGGTAGGACTTATACATTCAGTTTTGAGACTATGGCTACTTTCCAAATGGGTACATCATTTAGGGTGGGATTTAATTCAGGAGCGGTTGGTACAGCATCAAAGTATGTTAATATACCAACTTCCTCATCGGTATGGAATAAGTTAGCCGTGACGGTAGTTGCAACTAACAATAACGATCCAATTATTTTCTATAACAACGCTGGTGCTAGGAATGAATTTTATATACGCAATATCCAGATGGAAGAAGGTAATCATGCGACCGCATGGTCGCCAGCACCTGAAGATATTGATGCTGAAATAACAGCGCTTAGTACTTCAATTAATCTCACTAATCAAGCTATTACACTAAAAGCAGATAAAAGTGTTACAGATAGTTTGGGTACAAGGTTATCTGGTGCGGAAGCAAAGATTACACCAGACCAAATTAATTTGACTGTAAGTGGTCAGGTAGATAATAAGATTAGTAATATAAGCATAGGTGGTAAGAATTTGTTAATATTTGGTATTCCTTGGTATCAGGGTAATATTGGCGTTGGTACAGATACTGGTGGTCAATACATCCGAAACCCTAATTTTATAGATGTAAGAAATACGAAGCAACTAACATACACCATTTATGGAAATGAAACGATTTATACAGCGGATATTGTTGAATATAGAATTATAGATAATGTATCATCTGAGAGTTTTATTAGAAGACAAAATCTTTCAGGTTTATCCACTTATGTAAGTAGAATTATTGATTTGCATCCCCAGACACAGTGTGTACGTTTGGTATTTTATCGTGGTGATGGTGTTACACCTGACTATGCAAAATTAGGTTTAAAAGTTAAATTGGAAGCAGGCAATAAAGCTACTGATTATTCACCTGCACCAGAAGATGTAGATAGTCAAATAACTAGTTTGCAGACATCAATTAGTTTAACAAATAATGCGATCAATTTACGTGCAACGAAGGTTGAATTGAATACTTCAGTTAATGGTGCAATATCTACAGCATCTAACGATGCTACAAATAAAGCTAATACAGCGCAATCAAATGCAAGGACATATACCGACAGTCAGATAAGTGTCGTAAACAATGCTATATCATTAAAGTCGGATAGAAGTGTTACAGATGCATTAGGTACTAGGTTATCAAGTGCAGAAGCGAAGATTACACCAGCGGAAATTAATTTGACTGTTAAATCTCAAACACAAAATTTGATTGAAAGTCAGGCGAAGGGTAGAAATCTGTTGTTGTTTTCGTTGCCGTGGTATCAGGGTAATATTTTTGGGGGTAGTGATAATGGTTCTGATTACATACGAAATCCTAATTGGATTGACGTTACAGGTTTTAGAAATCTAACTATTACAAGATATCTTGATACTACCGCGATTTATACACTTGATTTAGTTGAATACAGAACAGCAGATGCTTCTGGTGCAAGTTATATTCGACGTACGAATGTTCCAGGAGGAACTAACCAAAGTTCTACGACAATTGAATTACATAGCCAGACCAACTTTGTGCGCATCGTATTCTATAGGGGTGGAGGTGTATCACCTTCTTATGCTGCTATTGGACGTAAATTAAAAGTTGAAGCTGGTACAACAGCTACAGCTTATTCACCAGCACCAGAAGATTTACCAAGTAGAGAGGAAGTACAGGCAGGTATAAGTATTACCCCCAACACGGTAAATGTTTTCGGCAAGGCTATAAAGCTTAACGGAATGGTGACAGCAGATTCAATAGACGTTGCTAATTTAACGGTTCGTCATCTTCGCACCAGTACAGATCAGGATAGAACAACGCTTAATGAAGGTAACGACGGGATGCTTAAAGTTCGACATCCTAATGGAACTGTTGGAATTGAAATGGGACTAATTAATGGGTCACCATCAATGATTTTTTATAACTCACAGGGTGCAAAACTTTGGGAAGCAGGACAGCAAGGTATCATATATGTAGACAGTACGCCAGAGACTTCAACTCCAGTCAATTTGTTTTTATTACAAAGTACTTCAAATTTGAACCAAGGTGACGCGAGAAACGTTTTGCAGGGATCAAGTAATAGTAGTGGTGGTCAGCCTAAAACACCTGTAGGTACAATACGATACTTATATAATGCTGGTAATAATGCGACATCATCACAAAATAAGCAATATGAAGGATACCACGTTGGAACTGGTGCAACAAGTGCTTGGATACCTAATGGGTGGTATTGTATAGGTAACCAATTTATGATGAAAGAGATTAATGCTGGACAGAATGAGTATAGTGTCATTGTAATGCGTATTTGGGGTGGAAAAATCACGGAAACCGTTACGATAAATAACATAATAATTATGACCAGTATTAGCTAGTCACACTATCTATTAAAGACATAATTATGACCAGAGAAACACAATCTATCAATACAACTCGCACGGATAATGCAGAGCATAACGGATATCAAATAACATTCAGTATTGTAGTTGCAACTAATACATTAGATAATATCACAGTAATGGCTTACAAGAATGGCAACTACGCATTCAATATTAACAAGAACTATGTAAACCCAAACTTATCAATGTCATTTGCCAACGGAGTTTTTGACTTTGCAACCGCAAATGATGTTATCAATGAGCTAGATGTTATTGTTGCAGAATTAACCGAACGACCAACACAACACTAATTTTTCATTTTCTTTTTTATTTGAAGGGCTACCGCATGGTAGCCTTTTCTGTTTTGGGCAACACTATCTAATATGATAGAGAACAAATTTACCCTACATATTTTTTCAAGCATAACCAATGAATACAAGCAACTGGATCTGGATGATACCAGCGATATGTTGACTATTTTTTCAGTGGAAAACATTGCAGATATCAGCGCGAGAAAGGATAACATCACAAAAGATTTAGTACTGAAGGGTACAGATAACAATAACCAAGCATTGGGTAATCTTTATGATATAAGCAGGTATTCAAGCGATACATACCCAACCGATCTATCGCACAATTTTGTACCAAATAAGCAAATTAAATGTATCCTGTTGGAGAATCAAATTCAGGTAATGGGCGGTTCATTAGGGGTAAGGAATATCAAAATAGATAACAACAACATCACTTATGAATGTGCTATCATTGGATCATTGGTATCATTCTTTGGGAGAATAAAAGATCAAAGCTTGGACAAAGTTAATTATGGGAATATATATTACACTTGGAATTGGGACAGTATACAACAATCTTGGTCTAATGGATCAGATATATTATATCCAACGATTGATTACGGGATTGATGAGAGGGTAGGAGATAATATTAATACTTGGGACAGTACATATGATATCAAAAACTTTAGGCCAGCATTGCGATTAACCAAATATCTATCAAGCATATTTAGCGGTTACACTCTGGATACATCACGTATTGATACTATTATCAAAGATGTCGTAATACCATTTAATGAAGAATATTTATTGAAAGAATTTAATTATCAGTGGGGAACTGTTACAATGCCTAGCTATACATACACGTCTAATTTGGAACGAATATCATCATTTGGACGTGGCATTGATAGCGGTAGACGTACATATTCAGGGAATAGTAAATACTTTAATACTGGTGTTTTGGAAGTATACAACCCAGTCGAAGGAGCAGGTAACAATCCCAATACACCTTACTTTGAACTTCTGGACAGCAAGACCAAAGCACCGATCAATTTTACTTACCAGCTTACTTTACGAGCAAATCAAACAGGGACATTTACTTCTGGATTAGTAAACATCAAAGACAGCGAAAAGATTAATAAATCAACTTTCTTATATAGCCAAACGATTAACAAAACAACAAGTGCAAGTCAGGTTTATAATGTATCTGTTGATATCCCTGATGATGTAACATTAGATGGTAAATACATATTCGCAATCTTTAAAGAAGGAGCAAATAATCTGGATTTTGCCGTTAACCAATTAACTATGCGGTTTGGTGGTCAAGGTAAAATTAGTAAGGTCGAGATTACCGAAGGTGACCAATTTACTATCAAAGAAGTCGTACCAAAAGATGTGAAAGTGATGGAGTTTTTAAAGTCGGTGATGACTATGTTTAATCTGTATTTGATATCTGATCCGAGTGATGATAGTAAATTTATTTTAGATACTTACAGCAACTACTATAAAGATACAATACAGCTAAATAGATCACTGGCAACAGATTGGACTAGCAAAGTTGATTTCACAAATTATAGTATTAGCACTAATATCAACCTACCAATGGCTTATAAATTCACCATGTCGGAGGATTCCGACATGCTAACTGATAAGTACAAAAACACGTGGAATGAAGTATACGGTCAACACGTTATTAATGATAGCCAAGGTACAGCCGAACAAAAAGAACAAACAGTAATCTTCGCACCCAGCATAAACATACAGCATTCACAGGATGAGAAGTTAATGCCAGTTATATACAAAGCCGATGGATATTTAACAGGAAAGAAAAAAGCGTTCAAAAGTAAAATAAGGATAATGTATTTGGTTGGGCGTAAGTATACAAAAGAAGCGTACCAATTAACATATAGAGGGCAGAATTATTTATCACCTATTGGTCTTTATGGGTATGCCAGTATGATAGACGCTGTAAACGACCGAACATTATTGTTTGATCTACCGCGTGAGTACTTTACCAAGGATGATATACAAACAGATGATACTACAACATTGTACACCAAATACCACCAACAACAGATACGGGACTTAACCGATCCGAACTTAATAATATTTGAGGCAAAAGCATACCTACACGAATCAGATATATCAAATCTAGATATGTCAAAACCAATATACTTACAAAGTCAATACGGTAATAGTTACTTCAAAATACTAGAAGTGGAATATATCAATTCCGTTACACCAGCCACAATCAAATTGCAGAAAATAGTATTATCTTAGGGTTCTACAAAATCCCACTAATAACTGTAGATTTAAATAGTTAAGTAAATTATTCCCTCACTTTTGGCAGATAAGGTGAGGGTTTTTTTATATGTATAAAAGTGTACCTTTGGCCAATCCACTGCTCCCAAAGCAGAAGATAAATTAGGTAGATCCCCCACCAATAGTAGATGTAGGTGGGGGTTTTTTTTGTGTAATTTTATTATGAATAGCAAAAATTTGCTATATTGCTTACGCTTTCTACCTATCCCAATAGGTACTACTAAGTAAATGATAGAAAACCGACCCCATTGCTCTTGCGCGTAGTGGGGTTTTTTAGAAATTTAAACTATTGTAGAATGGGACAGCATCTTGTTAAAGTATTAATAGTTGATTCTTTCCTCAAAGATGATCCGCTGATCAATAAAGCATACACGGCTGAACAAATAGATTATCTACGCTCCTTAATTATAGCTACAATTACCAATTATACCGTAGATCAAACCATCGTACTAATAGGCTATTGCGGTGGTGAATTCACTAATATATATCCATTCAGGATTTCAATAGACAACCTAAAAACCTATATTTCCCAATTAAATACTGAATACTTTAAATAAGACGATCTAAGCGATTGCATCACCATCTGATATAAAGATTCTACCTGTATATAGATAGTTGCTTAGAACTAATTTCTGAAGCTTAAAAATACTATACATCCCCATATTATTTGTAGATTAAAAAGAAAAGGTTAAATAACCCTAAATAGGGGAAACCGTAACAAACTAGATTAGAGTATATCTAGTTTTGAAAGTTATGATGATTACCGCGCAAGACTACATAATACTTTCAATCTTGGAAGCATTAGAGGATTCAATACAGGGAAAGGGAATAAAGCTACTATGTCATATAGACTATGATCTAGGAATCAAAAACAGTTGGGTAAACTTCACACCAAAGGATGGTAGCGAGTTTAAACAAGTAGATGCATTTTGGTTGGGATTTTTGGTCAAGGAATATGTCTAG